ATGCCATTATGCGTATAATCCCGGTAGGTATACGGTCTTAATATCCTTCCTGACCGCAGTTAATGCTTGGTTTATCAAGCGTTCTGGATTGTATGATACATGAACCCAGCCGCTATCAGGAATACCTCTTGTGTAGAACTCCAAGATGACCTGCGTGAACTTAAAGTTTTGAGAGATATACGAGGCAAGATCATAATTAGCCATTCCCGGTATCTCTAAATCTGCAGCACATCCAGTCATATGGTCAGAGGTCTTAGAGCCGCCTGTAGCCTCGTTAACAGCCTTGCATCTGTAGCCGCTATTAATCTTAACTTTGCCAAACTTATCTCTAATCGGCTGTAATATCTTCTCGCATAGAACCCGTAAATTCTCTATCTCTGCCTTTGTTGGGATGTTGGGAATGTTTAAACGAAGGGCAGTCTCGCTCTTAACAAGTTCTTCTAGGGTGAAGTTCTTGGAGAGATTCATTCTACTAACGCCTGCTTTCTAACCCAATCTTGCAACGCCTCTAGCGTTGCTGAGTTCTGGTTGCACGAACTGTAATTGGCTGAGAGGGTATCGGCAAGGTCTTTAGCTTCAACGGAGGCTGCATCAACAGTTCTGGTGGCTTTGGAAAAGGGGTCTGCTGCGGCATCGTGGAACAGCCTGAAATCACCAGACAGAGAAGTAGTAGGAATTTTGGCATTTGTCAGTACCTCGCGTGACTTGGTTTGTATCTTTGCTACCGTATTTACATACTCTGTGGTCACTTGGTCTGAAATAACGACCTGTTCCTTGATAGCTGCGATGGTGTGTACCTGTGAGTCGATTACAGCCTGCTGACACGAACTTACGCCGATTCTGTTACCCAAGTATAGACCGCTACCAAATATCGTCACAGCGATGATTGTAGCGATGGTAATTTTGGTAGCCAAGGGAAGCGCCAGCAGAAACATCTTATTATTCCCTATTGATTAGAGCAATCTTCTCCTGCCCTCTGCTGTGCGCTGAAATACCAATTATTGCTCCGAAACTAAGATGAAAGACCCCTGCCCCTTGCAGGGTTAGGGGGGTCCATTGCTCAGGATGAAGCGTCATCCATAATACCGGAAAGACAGCAAAGTCCAGTACGCATATCAGAAGGTACAGCCATGCAGCGGATGGTCTCCACCGCGTAACAAACCAGCTTACGTTATTAGCCACACCAGAAAGCCGATAATCAGTATCACTGTCATGCTTCTCTTAGAGCTTTTAATTAGGTCTAGAAAGTTATCTGCAACAGGGTCAGCCTTGATGATAACCTCAGTGACTACCTTCTCAACTTTATTTGCCGCATTAGAAATCTTCTGTTTTATAGCCATTAGTCCACTCCATTGTTTAGAGTTATTCTAGCTGCCTTAGTTGTATTAAGTAGGAGTTGCTGACTAGATTCATTAGCCTTGACCATCTCATTTCTAAATGACTCTACTGCCGCACCCGTCTGCCTTTGTTGCTGGCTATTCTCAATCAATAGCATTGGGGTCCAGCAAAAGGCACAGTCCCCATCGGAGACTGTCTCGCCTGTCTGGGGATTTGTGCCTTGCACATGCACCCAGAACCGACACTTAACCAGCTCTCCATCTTTAATTGCCCCGTCCTCGATGCACTCAGAACCCATCAAAGGACATAAAATCTTAGCGTCTTTAGCCATTAGTCTTTAGCTGCAATAATGAAGTCGTAATACTTCAGGTTATGGGTGAGCGTATGATCATGCGACCCACCGCTGCCTGCATTATCCGTAGTGCCAACAGTGCCAGCAGTAGCCTGAGTTCCAAAATTATTAGTACCTGCAGCATTGGCGCTACCATTTCCCTTTTGGATTCCGTGAGAATGCGATGGAATTTGAGCTGTAGTTAAGGTGGTTGCGCTGGTGGCGGTTTGTGCGTTCCATGTACTAAAGGCAACTGACCCTCCAGAACTTGCAGATCCAGTAACAAACCTAAGAATAGAGTCATTAATAGCTGCAGTTGTATCTTTAGTCCAGCCTGTAGGGGCAGCAGTTTGCTGAAATCCAATGCGAGTGCCTGAAGCAAAGTCAGGCACGGGAGCAACTGGCGCGGCGCTTGTCCATGCTGTGCCATTGCTAGTCAATAAGTTTCCTAATGTGCTTGGAGCAACAGCTAATAATGCCCCGGTCCCATTGCCTATCAGGACGCTGTTTAAAGTAAGAGAGGATGACCCAGTACCCCCATCGGCTACAGCAAGATCAGTGATGCCTGTAATGGTCCCGCCGCTTATATTTGCTGTGGTTATATTCGCTGTGGTTATTGTAGCGGTCGTAGCTATTATTGAAGTTAAGGTTGCAGATCCTCCGGAGATAGACACAGCATTAGAATCCTGAACAGCCATGCTCCCAAGACCCAAGGAAGTTCTGACTGTAGCCCCTGATTCAGCTACCCAGTTAGTCCCGTCTCCAACTATAAAATTATTATTTGTCTTGGCTAATCCAGATATGTCTTGCAGACCGGCATTATATGCCTGAACGTCTGTGCCTATAGCCAGACCCAGATTTGTTCTGGCTGCACTGGCGGTGGTTGCATTTGTTCCGCCTGAAGCAATTGGCACTGGACTTGAAAGAGTTAGCGTCCCAATCTCTGCAGATGTTAAGTAACTAAGCTGCTCTATTACGTTAGTTCCATCTACATATAAAAGAGCTTTTTTGCCATTAGGAATTGTTATTCCTGTTCCACCTGATGTCTTTACCCTAATACTCTGTGAGCCTGCCGTATCATTGTGGACAACGTAAGTCTTCTCTATGGTCGGGACTATCAAGTCCCTAGTCGCAGTAAGGGTTGTAGACACATCAGTGTCAACGTATAAGAACAAGTTTCTTGCATCCTGACTAGAGTTTGATTCAGTAAGGGTAATGGTCTTATTTGCATCGCTGGTGTATTCAACTACACCGCGACCAACAATAGCCTGCTCTAAGCCGTTCTCAAGATTGCTATTGGTTGTAGTTCCCCAGTCATTTACCTGATCGCCAGTAGCCATCAGCTCTATTTTTAGACTTGGTGTGTAAGTGCTTGCCATAATTTTCCCCTTATTTCCAAATTTCTACTGGAGGAGTTGCCCAAACTAGATCACCCGCAGTTGGGTAGACCGCTATCTTTCTAATCTCATTACGGTAAGCTATAAACTCGCCTTGGTTTTCTAGGTATGGATTATTGATAGGGCTGGCTACATCAGCTATGGTTGTCCAGTCAGTAGAACTTAGAATACCAGAAGCTATAGCTTGGTTCTGTGCGGCTGTTGCTGGCTCTGGAGGAATTGGGGTGTTGGCTACCGTCCACGCTGCCATTGCGTTATCTGCCCAATCAGGCAAAACTGTTATATTTTCGTTAGGCTGGTCAATATGCTCAATCCACCCAGCAACATCTTGCCATTGGAGAGCATGTACATTAGGTGGGGTTCCTTCCCACATTAATCCTAAATAACTTACACCATCCTCATATACAGCGCCATCGGAAGGGACAATAGTTAGTTTCATTTGTTTACTCCAGTTATATTAGTTAATCTTTTGTTGCAACAATTACATCAACATATGATACCGCCAAGTTAATTGCCGTGCCTGTAAATGTTCCGGCTGGGTGCGTATGCGAAGTACCGCCGCCTGCATTGTTAGTGGTTATCGTTCCATTAGCTCCAGATTGAGTTCCGGCATTATTTGTCAAAGCGTTTGCTCCGCCATTACCTCTGGTTGAAGTGTGGCTATGGGCTGGAATTTGTGCTGTTGCTAAAGTGGTTGCGCCTGAAACCCCGTTTGTTCCGGCAACAGCCTGACTTGCAAATGCTGTAGTAAACGCTACAGAGCCGCCAGTACTTGCAGTTCCAGTGACAACCCTTAACGCTGAATTATCATTAGTTAGAACCTTGGTCCAGCCAGTAGGAGCTGCTGTCTGCTTAAATATCATCGCAGTGCCTGCTGCGAAAGGAGCGGGGCTGGCAGGAGTTTGCCAAGTTGCCGCCGTGCCGCTAGTTGCTATTAAGTATTGACCGGCAGTAGGTGCGGTTGCAGAAGATACATTTACTACTGTAGTGGCTGAATTAAGAGCGTTGGTCTTGGAGGCTGTTCCAGTTGTATCCTGATTAAGTGTAGGAAAGTCTGCTGCTACGGCTATAGTTAATGCACCAGTTGCTGTTGTGCTTTTTAATATGCCGGTAGCTAAGGCTGAAGTGCCTAGTGAATAATCAGTGCCACTTGTTCCAGCACTTACAATCCCAGATACAGAACTACCCTTCAGCATGCCTGTTACTGTTGTTGTTAAGGTTATAGCCGGAGTAGATGTAGCCGTAGCTACTGTGCCAGCAAAGCCGTTGTTTGATACTACTGAGACTGAAGTTACTGTACCGGGAACTGCCGCAGTATTTCCATTTAGCTTCTGTATTGCCTGAAGAATAGTATCTGTAGCTGCTACTGTACCTGCCCCTGATGTGTATCCAGTTAAGACCTTACCTATAACCGCTGAGTTGGTTAGGGTGGCTGCGTTACCTACAGAGGTGGCTTCACCCGTTAGGTTAGCGTTGGTGGTTACGTTACTAGCAGTAAATGCTGTAGCTGTGCCGGTTATGTTAGTTCCTACTAACGCACTTGGAGTGCCTAGATCTGGCGTTACTAGAGCAGGAGACGTTGCTCTTACAAAGACTCCAGTGCCTGTGCCTGTATATTCAGCAGAGGTAGAGTGAAAATACTCTGTGGCAGTTCCGCCCTGTAACCCTGCCAAGTCATTGTGTAGGTTAGCTAGAGGTGTATTAACGTGGGTATTTCTATCTTCACCATTGTAGGTTAGCGATATAGTCCTAGTGGCATCTGAAGTAACAAACCCAAGAATACCCATCTTTGTTGCAGCAGTAACTACAGTTGATGGCTGAGTTGTAATTACACCAAAGTCAGTGTAGTTAGGGGATATAGATGTTATTGTTGGAGTAGTAATTCCAAACAGTTTCTTCCATACAGTGCCAGCAACTGCTGATTCATTGGTATACCCACTAGGTGTAGTAATAGTTACTTCCGTGTCAGAGGTTCTAGCTGTTATCTGATATAGACCTTGGGGGGTCTGTAAGTATGATGCAGTTGTATTCGTAGCAGAAGCATCTATCACCGAGGTAGCAAAGGGCGTTCCTGATGATGCTGTAGCTGTGCGGCTTGATCCTGTGCCTGTGGTAGTTACAGTACCAACGACAAAAGGAGTGGCTGTATATATCTGTCTAGTAATGGTTGTAACAGAGCTACCAGCAGTGCTGTCTACACCCGCCCATATTGTGAAGTCATATACCCCGGCATCAAATAGAAGTCTATTCAGCGCAACAGTGACAAAAGCAGAGAAAAGCACAGTATTGCTAACTGCTGTTCCGGTAATGACCTGCTCTGCTGTTGTTACTGGGATGGATGCAAAGGTAAGAATAGCTACATCGCTGTTAGCTCCTGCCGCAGTTATGACTGGAGTGGCGTTATAAAACACAACCCCTGTTCCCGCTGATGCTGAGTTAGGCGCAACATTAACCCAAGCTGTGCCGTTATATCCAAGCAACTCATTAACCAGCGGAGTGCCAATTGATACATCAGATAGATTCTCTAATGGAATAGCTATAGCAGCAGAGCCATCAAAAGACACACCTGCTATGTTTCTTGCCGTAGCTAATACCGTTGCGGCTCCTGCTGTAAGACCTGCCGCAGTGCCAGTTATATTAGTACCTGTAAACGCTACTGGAGTACCCAATGCAGTTGCATTGCCTGATGCGTCCAGATTGACTGACTTCTCTGAAGGGTAAGTAACAAATACATCCTTGGTCCCAGCGGAGAATACTAGAGCTGTTGGCTCTGTTGCTGAACTGTTAGATAGAACTGTAGTACGGGCTAGTGTAGTACCGGAAGACGTATAGGTTCCAATGCCTACTTCCCACTCATTAGTCCCTTGTCCTGCGATACAGTAGTAGGTGGTATTTCCATCGCCAACTACAGCAAAGGATTGAAAACCAGCGGCAGCCCCAGCAAGCGTGAATGTGCCATTACCTGCAGTGGTGGAAGTCTCTTTTACTCTGTCAGCTAAGATGAGTGCCATATGTCCCTATTATGGTTGAGTTTTAATCACTTGCCAACCACCTGTATCTGAAGTATTTATTGTACTCCAAGCAGTACTTTCTGAATTATTTATTGTATCCCAAGTGGTGGCTCCAGCCGTGTTTAAATTAGCCCACTGGGATGAATCTGCGGTATTTATTGTATTCCAATCAGTAACCTCAAAGTCATTGATTATTTCCCAGAGCAGTCTTCTGGTAGGAGAGTCTAACCCTTGAGCAAATTCGTTAACCGAGGCTATAAAGTTGGCGGCAACGGATGTAGTTGATGCGGCGTTAATCAACTCCTGTATGCTTGAGTGGAACTCTGCCATGCTTTCAATGGAATCTGAAGCAGAGGCTCCCTCATTAACGAATCCATTCAAGTAGGCTAATGCCTGCACAACCTCTGACCCAGCGGCAGACTCTTGTATAGAGCTGCCAATACTGTAAGTAGAGGCTACCTGATCTTCTGCTGTAGCGCTTTCCTGAATTTCTGAACTGAAGTCTACCCCAGCAATTACTTGCTCAGATGCCGCTACCTGCTCCGCTATATCAACTTCAAATACGGCTTGAGCTGCCGTAGCATCAGAAGCAGAGACAACCTCTATAACCTCCGAGTTCATGTCCGCTTGAGCAAAGACCTCATCTAGCCCAGTAGCCGACTCATCTATTGATCCGTTTAAACTCACTGCTGAGAAGACCTGATCTTCTGCTGTGGCGCTCTCTGCTATATCACAAGCAAATATCTCATCCGCACTCACCTGATCTGCAGCCGTTACTGACTCGGCTATATCTACTATAAAGTCTGCTGTAGCAGCAACAGTGTCAGTTGCAGTAACCAACTCATCAATGGCACCTACAAAGTCTGCTTGTGCGGTAGCTTGATCCGTAGCAGCTATTGATTCCTCTATAAAGACAACTAGATCCGCATTAGCCGCAACTGTATCAGCCCCTATAGCAGCCTCATCTATTACCCCATTCAGGCTTACATTTGAATCTACTTGATCCAAAGCAGTAGCGCTCTCAGCAATGGCTGAAGCAAAGTCTTCGCTTGCGCTTACCTGATCTGCTGCGGTGACGGACTCCTCAATCGTTACAGCAAAGTTTGCCGTGGCAGATACTGCATCAGATGCCAATACTTGTTCTGCTATGTTGTTCTCAAATACCGCTTGTGTGAAGACTTGATCTGCTGCTGTGGCAGACTCATCTACATTAGCAAAGGCGTCTAGGTTAGAAACTACTGCATCAGAAGCTGCGGCAGATTCAGCAACAGCCGAAGTAAAGTCCAGCGTAGAGAATACTTGTTCCGATGCCGTTACAGCTTCCTGTATTGTTGAGGCAAAGTCTTCGCTAGCAAACACTTGGTCTGATGCCGTAGCCCCCTCGTCAACCGCAGTCTCAAACGTAGCAAGAGCTTCAACTGTATCTGCTGCCGTAGCCGCTTCGCTAATGTTATTTTGGAACACAGCAAGGGCAGAGACTTGGTCGCTTGCCGTTGTGGACTCTGCAATGCTTCCGGGTAAACTGCGAGTTGCGTCTACTTGATCCGCGCCTGTAGCACTCTCTGCAATGGCTGACGCAAAGTCCTCACTTGAACTTACTTGATCTGCTGCTGTAACGCTCTCATCAACCGCAGTCTCAAATACAGCGAGAGCCTCGACTGTATCGGTCGCAGTAACTGACTCATTGATATTATTTAAGAATGTAGCAATGGCAGAGACTTGGTCTGCGCCAGTAGCGGTTTCTGCAATATCCGAAGCAAACCCAACAACGGATGACACTTGGTCAGATGCGGTAGAGGATTCTTGTATTGATCCGGGTAGCTCACGGATAGCAGAGACTTGGTCGGAAGCTGTAGCAGCCTCATCTATTGCCAAACTAAGGTCAGCGGATGCTGTTGCTGCATCTGTTGCAGTAACTGACTCAATTATGAATACAGGAGTGGCAGGACTTGCTGCAATAGAGTCTGATGCGGTAGCGGCTTCATTAATAGAGCGGCTTGTGCTTAAATAACCAACTGACTGATCGTCAGCAGCAACTGATTCTTGTATGGAAGATATTACATCAACATGTGCAGATACCGCGTCAGCACAGGTCGTTATTTCTTGAATCTCACGATTTGCAGTTGCAGCACTTGATACAGCATCAGAAGCAGAAGCTGACTCACTAACTTCAGAGTTTAGAAAAGCTCCGGCTAGTGACGCAAATGGTGCAGCCGCAAATGATGAGATTCCAAACACATTACGCTTCGGTCAAAGCAGCTTCTGGGAACCAGCGGTTTTGTGAAACGCCGTCAGCATCAGTCCATTCGATATGGTAGAAGAACTCGCCATCTTCCGTCATACGCAGTGCTTGTACTGGACCTTGTGGGGTAACAGCAAGAACTTGAACAACCTGACCTTTGGTAAATTTAGTTGCCATTTTTATATCTCCTTATGCAGCGTCAAGGCTGAATGTGTAAGTAACATTCAAAGTATCACCAGCAACTACAGCACGATCACCGGGGGACTGGAAGTCAGAAGCTGAGAACAGAATTCCTGATGTACCTGTAGCCACATCAGTAAGGAATGCGCCAGCAACAGTGCCGCCGGGAGCCGTAATAGCAAACGCACTAGGTGCGCCTGAGTTATCAATAACTGAAGGATCGGCAACAGTTGCAGAGCCAAAAGTTACAGCCTTACGGTTGCCAGTGTAGTCTGTGTACTCAGTCCATCCAGCATGTGAAGCCAAGGTATTTGCTGCAACAATGGTTGCAGGACCGGGACCAGTAATTAGACCTAGATACCAAGCTGCGGTATAGGCAGCTCCAGAGAAGTACTTGTCATTCATGTCTTGAAGACCTACGTTAACAACCAGATTTGGGTTCTTTTCTTCCCATTTCAGTTTGCCGTCTTTGTCGATACACTGAATTGTAAATACGCCAGCGCCACCAGCGGCGGAAACTGTCGTCCCACTTAGCAGAACGCTTGCGCCTACTTTATCTACAGAAACTGCTTTATTTGAAATCATTTGAAACTCCTTTATGAAAGTCTAATAATTGCTGAAGTATTGGAAGCGGCTGGAAATTCTACTTGGAATATTGTAGTTGAGATCTTGTCCGAACCAAAGTCTAAAACACAAACCGCTGCACCACCAACCTTATAAATAAGCGCTCCGCGAGCGGTCAATGCACTTGTCCACGAGGTATTGGTGAAGGTGATAAATGCGGTCCCGTCCAGTATGCTCAAGGTTGGAGATAGGACATTACCACCGGCAGTATACCCAGTCGCTACAACCTCGCCAACGGTTGTATAGGCAGCGGTATCCTGATCAAGAGTTGATGCATTGGTATACAGCGCTATCTTGAATACGTTTGTTGTGCCAACACCAAAATCAAAGTTCCCATCAAGAACTCCTGATTTGAATACGTCACAGGTAAAGTTTCCGGTAAATGGCATTATTTCACCGGTATCCGTACCTGTCCAGATCTGTAAGCATCTTGTCTTTCCATGCCATCACCTAGACGTTTAGCTAGTGCCAATGCTTCGTTATATCGAGAAACGTAATTTTCCATAACGTCTTTGTCTGACTTCATAAACGCTGCTGCTTCTAGCATCGCGCCATAAAGCAGGACGCTATAAAAGTTATCCCCAAGCCATGTTGTATTTGCTGTAACGATTGATTCAGGGTAGTAATAGTAATGAAGCTCTACGTCATATGCCAAATCAGGAGTTGGTCCAAGAATGAATGACAGTTCATTCGTTATAATAGGTGATGCATCGTTAGTGGTTGTTGGTCCAAACAAGGCGTAGTATTGCGGCTTTCCCGTATCTGTTTTGATAGGGTAAGCAGCCCGTATGAAGTTAACATCCTTGTTAAGCAAGAAATCATACGCATCAGTGACTGTGTCTATAACAGCCATTGAGTAAACTGCCAGAAAATCTCCGGGCGCTGACAGATATTGATTATTAGCGGTTAATATCCCAGTGACATTCTTCCGTATGGAAGGGAACTGAACACTGTTATATATCCGCTGCTCTGCTTGATCAATAAATGTATTGATCTGCTGGGCAGACGTAAAGCTACTGACTGTTTGTGGGAACTCATTCTCACAATATGCCTTAATCGTCTGCGATAGTTCCGTGTAATTCATTAGCCCATCTTCTTCGAGTGACCTGTGCCTTTAGTAGCGGCTCCAGTACCACGGGTCTTCTGGGTCTGTGTGTTAGGGATATTGTTTGGATATCCGTTATTACCCAGATCCTTTTCTGATAACCCAGTAATAGGCTTTGGCTGACTAGGGTTAACGCTAGATGCTTTTTCTGGAATAGCCATTATTTGCTCCCAGAGTTCTTGTACTTGAACGAAGAGACCTTCTGATTAGCAACCTTAGCCAATCCGCGACCCAAATCTTTCATTTGCAGGTTGGTCTTTCCGCCTTTACGGAATTTCTTAACTGCAGTTCCTGCCGAAGGCTTACCGGCTGCGATTATAATCTTCATGTTAACTCCTAAGTTGTGACTACTGTTACTGTTCCTAGCTGGAATGATAAAGCTAGATAGTTTGGTGTTAGCCCTACATCGTTTGCTCTAGAACCTCCAACAGGAGCATAGCCCCACTGGATAATTCTACTTCCGCCTTCAGGATAGCCGTTTTCATCAACAGACGTTCCTGACCCATTAACCAATTGTAACCCGCTATTACCAGACTGCAAATAGCTTAAATCCTTTCTAGGATTCCTTACAGCCTGCGGATCGTCAATTGGATACATCCCCAGTTGTAACTGAGGCTGATCCGGTTCCCAGCATTCAGGACAAACAATTATATTAACTTGCTTTGTCTTGATGATCAAAGCCTTTAGCTGTGTTAGCTTGAACCTAAATCCGCATCGATCACACTCTGCAATCGAGTTCTTGGCGGACGCAAACCTATTACCCACAAATATAAGCCCTGCGAGGGACAAATCTCACTGGAGACTTGTCTCTATCTTCTTCAGCAGCAAACTTCCACTGTTCCTCATACTGGTCCTTTAGGGACTGTATGCGGTCTGGAGCTATCTTAACGGCAAGGTAGTATGCCAAGCCAGCAATCAGGCAGGTAAGGAACCTGAAGGGGATGTCTTGGGTGTTAATACCATTGCCCGCGTCTTGTATCCTGCGTAAGCGCCAGTAGACGAACGTGTAGTAATCGCTCTGATCTGGGGCTGGATATACATAGATCTGAGGATGGTCCACCCCAGTAGTGGGGTCTGTGCCTTCTGGTCTGCCACCTATTGGGTAGGTGGCTCCTGACTGGCGGTTAACCCACAATTGAATAGGGCGACCAGTTGAGTTCTTGTTAGGGATGGTTGCGTATGTAGATACGCTAATACGGGTTATAGACAAGTCCTGCTGACTTGAACCCGTTCCTACCCTTGTTACATGTTCTAGAAGATCTATCGTATCAACAGGCAGATTGTATGAGACCTGATTAAGAACTAACGGTATCTCACCCTCTTCAATTGTCCACAGGTTTATCCCCCGGTTAGCCCATTCGACCGTCAGGAGGTTTAAACTGCGTCTTGCTGTGCGGATATCATAACCCGTGCGTAGCTCTGCCCCGCACCTCTCAAATGCCTCTTCACAAATATTACTGAGGTCAAGATTAAATGATGTAATGCCTGAAGTAGTCATGCCAAGATACCCAATTTTTTTAATTGAAGCGTTTTACTTATAGCTGCCCCACGTTTCAGTCTTTCTTCTAAAGAATGAACCCTTCCTCTATTTGCAGAATGAGCCTTTTCAAGGGTTTTTTTTGATATCCCTCTAGCTTTAGCACTGATACTAATATTCTTTCTATGCTCTTCCGTAAATACCTTTCCAGTCATGGCGGTAGATAACTTTTTCTTTTGCTCCGCTGAAATAGGTATTCCTAATTTAGCTACTACTCTAGCCTGATGACAAGCCTCTGAAACTCCACGTTTTTTTGCTGCATCAGACATGCGTTGACGTGATTCGGGCGTAGGGTTTAGTGTGCCTTCTCCGCCGTTGGTGTAGTTAGCTAAATCTACCCCCATAGCCCTAAAAAATTTTATTAGCCCAATTTCAAGCGCCAAGGCTATTTTATCGCTCGAACACTCAACTCTACCTATGAGTATATTCTTTGCTCCATATTTTGCTACTGTATATTGGTGTCTTTGATTGCGCTCACCTAAATAATTTGCACGGCGCAATGCTCCTTTTCCCACATAGAAAGGGACTCCATCAGGTTTGCAATGAATATACGCATATGAAGTAGTGGTCATTTAGCATTTCCATGCCCGAAGGCTTTTGTTTATGCGGCTATTGGGATCATTTGCCGTCTTAGCGGATGTCAGCTTCTTTTTCATGCCAGACATTCTGGCACAGAATGACTTCTTGCGGCTTCCACCTTCTGGCTGCGGAGCCTTCAACCCGGGCTTGTCTGGGTTGGCTGCGTTATATGAAGCCCTGCCTTTGGCATTCAACCCGCCAGATTTTGATTTACCTTCAACTCTAGTCCAAGCGGGAGTCTTAGCCATTATAGAGTCTCTATAATAAGTTACTTCTTATTTACAATTGGCTTCTTAACATAAAGCTCTCTGAAGCGTTCTGCCTCAATAGACTTCATGTCTCTACGCTCTTCTGTTGCCCGTATTATCCAATCGAACACGTTGCCGCATTCTTTTCGGTACTCAGCCCACTTGATCACTTAGCTTTAGGCTGCTTTCCTATAGCCCCGCCGTGTTTATACAGCGCAACAGGCTTATTGCCGTCACACTTCTTGAGCTTGCGGATCTTTGCTGGATTAACAATCCCCATCCCACGGCTTGGTAGCATTAGATAACCCGCCCACCCTTGTTAAGCAACTTGCCTTTGGTACGACCACGTTGAGCAATACCATCTGCTGAACGAGCGAAGCCACCGGCTCTAAGACCGGCATGGGCTTTGGAAGCGGGTTTAGCAGCATGTTTAGCCAAGGCTTCGGACATACCACCAGCAGCCATCTTAACCACTTTAGGATCTGTACGACCTCTGACAGCTACGCCATCAGCACGTTTAGACACTGACCCACCCTTCTTCATGCCCGGAGGCATCATTGGAGGAGCCACTGGGGGAGCCATTGGCGCTGCACCCATCTTTGCGTCCAGTATCTTGTTGGCTAACATAGCAACAGTCTTCTTGTCTACTGCACCCTTACGCTTAACTGGAAATCCTGACATTCCACCTTTAGCCATTTTCTTCTCTCCTGTAGTTTCACTCTTTGCATAATCGGCAGGCGAGATCTTGCCAGACCTAATCTTCTCAGCGGTCTGACGAGCATTCTTCTCTTCACCCTTGTGTCCTTCTGCTTTCTCTCCCCGTGCAAACTGAGCTGGGGTTATCTTTCTTTTGGCTACAGCCTTAGCTTCGCCAAACTCTTCGTTATAACTCTCCTTGCCACCAAATAATTTACCCATCATTCCGCCCTCTTTGGCTCGTTTAGCTTCGCTCAAAGAGATGGCGATAGCTTGCTTCGGATTAGTCACCTTCTGTCCTGATGAGGACTTGAGTGACCCCTTTTTAAACTCCCTCATTACTATGGCTATCTTAGCCTTTTTCATTGATATTGACCCGTTGATCCATTAGACGTTGGGTTTCCACCCTTTCCACCTGCTGGAGCCTGACCTCCTAAAGAAGGACGCGCCTCATAGCCGGTAGCTGGCTGACTCTTCATTTGATCCCACTGAGCTTGCGTTGGTCCATTATATATAGGCATTGGCTGCTGACCATATAGCCCATCGGCTGCTTGGAATCGGTTTAACTGAGCTTGCTCAAACTGAGCTTGCGCTGGTCCAATTTGAGGCATTGATCGATTTGTTGGTCCAATTTGAGGCATTTGATCCCACTGAGCTTGCGTTGGTCCAATTTGAGGCATTTGCTGCGGCATTATTTGAGGCATTGGTCTGTTATAACCGCCCCTTAGCTGGTCCAGCTGGCGGTCATAGCCAAATCTGTTCTGAGGCATAAATCTTCGAGCATTACTACCATACTGCGGCTGTGGAAACTGCTGCGGCTGATTGCCCGGAGCGTTTAAACTTTGATCTGCGTATACCGGACCCTGAGCAGGCTGCGCTACTGGCTGACGGAATTGTTGCTGCGGCGGCTGGAAGCGATTAAACATCTGCTGCTGCGGCGTATTGTTCTGTCCATAGGTTTGCATGAACGGATTAAATTGAGGCTGCTGAGGAGCTGCAGGAGCGACCGCAGGGGCAGGTGTGGCTACAGGCGCAGGCGTGGCTGCAGGAGTCTTGGTATTCGTCCCGTAGTAAGGATCTGGGTCATATGGAGCCAGAGGAGCTGGAGAGGCTACAGGGGCTGCAGGGGCTTTAGTAGGCGTTTTAAAAATTGGATCTGCTGCTCCCATTATAC